TACGCTCCAGACCATCACCAAGACGTTGGGCAAGTGCCAATGCTTCCTTGTACTTACCGTCGTACAAAGCAATCATGTCTGCCTCACCCTTCATGTAGGTATACGCTTCTACCAGCGAACCATACAAAAGAACCGTATCAAAGTTATCTCCAAGCCATGTATTTGTGGCTGTGGTAATAGATTCTGGATAATAGTAATAGTGCAACTCAACGGTATAAGACGCGTCAGGAGTTGGACCAATAATAAATGTTAGTTCTGCCGCATTACCAGACTGTGGGCCAAATAACGCGTAGTACTTAGGTGAACCTAAATCTGTTGGTTTTGGGTAGGCTTCACGTAGAAAGTTAACGTCTTTGTTCAAAAGATACACATACGAGCCATCGGTATCAACAAACGCGATTGAATACGTCGCCAAGAAATCTAAGGGGCAATTTAAATACTTGTTGTTATACGCCATAACACCCGTCACGTTTTTACGCAACGAGGGAAACTGCACCGTGTTATAGATGCGTTGTTCAGCTTGTTGGATAAAACGATTGATCTGCGTAGTTGAAGACACAACTGTGTTATCCGCCAGCGTAGTGGCAGGGAAGGTGTTCTCCGTATACGTTTCAATCGCTGTCACCAGCTCGCTATATGTCATGCCATTGGACCTCTAGCCATTACGCCTTTAGTGGCTGCGCCAGTACCACGAATTTTGATACCAGTTGTTTTTACATTTGTATTTGCTGGGTTGCCACCGCTTACACGGCGAGCGGGCATACCACCGGGGGTAGACTCGATAGCGCTCATTTGGTTAGGGTCGGTCTGATACAGAACGCCCGAGTCAGTTAATTTTTTACCAGACATATCGTGTGGCTGGGCATAGACTTCGGCTGAACCAACTTCTTTGCCCATCATCTTTTTGCTAAAAGTAGCCATTATTTGCCCCTTTGGTTTGCGACACGAGCCATGTTGCGTCCCATAGACTTCATCATGTCGGTTGTTACGCCACCCTTTTTGAGTGTGAGCTTAGTACCCTTGCCACCCTTGTGTTCTTGCATGTCATGTTGCTTAAAAGCCTTCTTGATGAGGGCTTTGTCTTGCGCTATGTCAGCTTTGCCTGATTCCATTTTTGCCATTTTTAACTCCTAAGTTGTTACCACTGTGACTGTACCAAGTTGTACAACCAAATTCAAATTATTCGGCGTCAACGCTGCATCAAAACTGCTTGCACCTCCAACTGGAGCCCAGCCCCATTGAAAGATTCGGCTACCACCTTGCGGTGTTCCAGTACCATCTATACCCGTACCGCCACTTACACTTATCTGCAATCCGCTTGTTCCAGAAATCACATAACTTCTGTCAGGACGTGGATTCCTCAAAGCCTGTGGGTCATCCACCGGATACATGCCCAACTGCAACTGCGGATGATCTGGGTCCCAGCACTCTGGACACACCAACAAGTTGTAGTTCTTAGTCTTGATGATCTCAGTCTTAAGAACCTTTAACTTGAACCGTTGACCACAACGGTCACACTCCGAAATTGCATTCTTGCCAGAAGCAAAACGATTACCCACGACTACCTCCCAATGTAGGTCTGTCTAGGAACCAAACGTAATGCTGCTTTCTCATGATCTTCGTACGCCGCCAGTTCCCATGCTTCGTCGTATTGTTGCTTTAACATGCCAATACGCTCCATACCTTGTGGAATCTTGCCAGCGATGTAGTACGACAGACCAGCCGCCATACATGGAATAAATCTAAACGGTACGTCCATGATGTTCACACCGCCACCAGCATCTTGGGTGCGGCGTAGACGCCAGTAAACAAATGTGTAGTCTTGAGAGTTGTCAGGAGTAGGCCAAACAGTTATGGCTGGTACTTGTTGCCAGTACACAGCCGCTGTAGCCGTATGCCCTGCGGCAATAGTGTTTTGTTGCCCACGGAAACAGTTGTTCAACGTACCGCTAATAGCATTTGTGTTCTGTGTGATGTAGCCGTAATTGATAATCTCGTTATCAATCTTTACAAACCCAGATGCGGGTAAACCCGTAACATCACTTATCACAACCGAAGTAGACGTACTTGTAATTGTTGTAGTCAGCGTAGCAGAGATGGGACTAGCCTGCCCGTTGTAGCGCTGAATCCAAACCTGAATAGGTCTGGCTTGGGTTAATTTGTTTGGTATCGTAGCGTATGTAGATACGCTAATGCGCGTGATCGTTAAGTCCGCTTGGTTGGACGTATTGTTCGCATTTGTGCGAATTAGGTGCTCAAGGAGGTCAATAGTGTCGTTAGGCAGTGGGTATGTATTCTGACCGGGAACTAGGGTAATAGACCCCGGCTCGATAGTCCACAAGTTGATCCCACGGTTTGCCCAATCAGCAAACATGATGTTAAGACTACGACGTGCAGTACGCAAGTCATAGCCCGTGCGCATCTCACTACCGGCGCGTTCAAACGCCTCCTCGACCAACTCGGTGAGGTCAAGGTTAAAGCCTACTGCGCCGGATGTGTTTGCCATTATAGTTTCTCAGCGGTTTGATACGCCTTCAAAAGACCTTGCAAACGTTCAATCTCTTCGTCGCGTTCTTTGAGTTTGTTTATAAGGCTCTCGTTCATGTCGGCCCAAACTAACACCTGACCCATGCGCTCTTTGTGGTCGCGGCGCATCATCTCGAATAGTTGTTCACTAATATCGAGCTGCTTTTGAATGTGGCTTGCTATGGTCATCTGTAACTCGCTGTTTTCTTTGCTATGCCTTTAGGCTGGGCTACGAATTGCTTCCCGGCTTTTTTGCCAGCACGCTTCGCACGTGTTGTAGCAGCATACTCAGCAGGGCTGAGACTTTTAATCGCAGCTTCTGGCAGGTATCGCTCACCTGTTTTACTAGACGGTTTTCCACTTTTGGTTCTCCATTTCTGGTCGCCCCAGTTTTTTAAGGACTGTTGCGGCGCTTTCAATCTCTGTAACCCCCACCTGCCGCCTTGTACTTTTTGGCTACAAGCTGGGCTTTACGTGCTGACCACTGTCCTGCACCTGTGCCCTGAGTCGCTGCGGCCTTTACTTGCGACACGATCCGCTTACGCAGTTCGGGTTTTGTGTAATTGCCAGCAGCGTTAACTTTTCCACCTTCGGCGTATTGAGTAAAGTCGGTGTCATCCCTTCGGGCAGTTCTCTTGCCTTTTGGCATCTTGGAAGGGCGTATAGCGCCCATACCACGACTTGACATCATTACTTGTACATCCCACCACCACACATGATGATGGTTCCTTTGGTCTTGCCGCGTTGGGCACAACCATCTGCACGGGAAGAAGCTGAACCGCCAGCAGCTTTTTTAACTACTTTTGGGGCAGGCATTGGCTTAGGTTCTTTTTCAACCCTAATACCACTACCAGCGGCTGGAACTTTATAGTCTTTAACTACAGGTTCGTCTACTGGGGTGTAGTCTGGGTATTTAACGTCAGCCATGATTAGCACATCTTTCCACGGGTTTTGCCTTTGGTAGCAATACCATCGGCGCGTTTAGAAGCTGATGAAGCCATGCCGCCTTTAGCTAAATTGCCACGAGCCATAGCTTGGTCACGTTCTTTTTGCACTTGGCGGCTAACAGGTCTAGTAGATTCGTAGTTCTGTCTAGCTTTGGAGAATATGTCACCAATTGAAGAACCGATGTTTTTAATGCCAGACATTACGCTTTCACGCCTTGCAGCCATTGCAGCATCACGATCAGCGGCGCTCATCTTAGTTTGCACTTTGCCAGAAGTATCACGATACGTTTCTCTTTTAGCGGAGGCAGTTGGGGCGGCTTTGTAACGACCCTCATTACTGTAGTTCTCGTCTTTAGCTGCAGATTTTGTAGTGGGAGGTTTGGCAGGAACGGTAGGAGTTGAAACTCTTGGCTTAGCGGCTTTAACAGTTTCGCTAGAGGACATAGGGATATAGTCCCCATAATCAGCACTTGGAGTTTTTGCTATATCTGCATCAATAGCATCACGGGCTTCTTTCATCCCAGAATTGCTATCGTCACTAGTGACGTAGCCATCTTCGTTATAGCGTTTAACTTTGCTCTTTGCCATGATGGGCTCCTTAACAATATTTCTTAGCCATGCCACCAGCCTTCATGCCTTTATTACCGGGCATAGAGACTTGCATACCTTTGGTTTTACCCTTGGTAGCGACGCCATTAGCAGATTTGTGTCCAGAAGATAGACCGCCAGCAGCCATTTTCTTCATGGGTGCGCCACCTTTTTTCATTGGCATTTCTGCTTTGGCTCCAGCTTTTTTCTTAGCCATCATTGCCATAAATCCGGGGTTCATTTTGGTAGCCATACGGCCTCCTTCTTTAAAAAGTGCCGCTGAACCATGATCGGTCTTTGGCTTGTTTACACCCTGACGATCAACCCTAGTACCATCACCAGAGCCAAACTTTTTACCTTTGTCTGCCTCAGCAAAGTCTTTACCTACTGACTGCGGGACTCCTGCTTTTTTGGCAAACGCAGCGTTGTGCGCCACGGCTTCCATGAAATTGTGTTGTTTTTTACTCGTGCTTGGCATACTTAGCTATCAAAGCCTTGACAGTTTCAGTCTCGTATATACGCAAGGCCAGCCATACGATAGTCAAAACACCGCCAATAAGAGTTACAACTGGAGTCATCCATCCCATGAAACCACCAAGTCCAACAACCACAGCCGCGCCGTCAGTCATTGTTTTTACATCGTTATTCATATCAACACATCCTTCCTTTGGTCTTGCCTTTTTGGGCTACACCGTCGGCTGCTTTCACATACCCGCCATCAGCGCAATTCCATGCTCTAAGACTCTTGTTAATCCGAGAGTTCGGGTCGTTCGCTGTTTTGGAGGATGTGAGTTTCTTCTTCATGCCACTCATCCTTGCGCAAAAGGAGTCGCGCCTTGAGCCGCCCTCGGGTTGAGGTGGTTTCAAGTTGTGCCCTTCGCGTTTCGCAGAGGCTCGGCCCTTGGCGTTCAAGCCGCCGTTTGGGTTCTTGCCTTCCTTGCGTGTCCATGCGGGACTAGCCATAGAACACCGTGATTCCTGTTACAGAACCAACACTCAAAGTTAAATACAGCCCAGTAGAAGCCAAGATACCTTCGCCGGGAATCAAGATATAGAACGTGTTTGGTGTGCCCAAACTTGCTATGTCCATTGTGTATAAAACAGCGCCAGTAGAACTGCCATTTCTAATCTCAAAAGTTGCGGCTGTACTAGCTTTAGGAGATATAACAATACCCCTTAGCCTTGTACGTCCTGCGTAATAAGAACCAGCCGCACTAAGATGCGCTGATAAAACGTCGGTTTGCATCATGATTGATTTCCTTTAAAAAGTTAAAGAGAGGGGCCGAAGCCCCTACCATCAATCGAAGTTACCGTATGGGTAAGTTGTGGTTGTACCGATGTTGTTATCGGGTTGTGTATAGCGTATAGCAAAGTTAAATTTGCCACCAGTAGGTGCCGCTACAGTAGTACCCGTAATTGACAGCGTAAACACTACTTGCGATAGGTTGGGTTGACCATTACCAAGCACGATGTCCGTTGTGGTGGACAACATGTTAATCAAGTTGGTTGCGCTGTAAGAAGTTGTTTTACGACCGGCAGTGCCTACGGTTGAGGTTCCTAATTGCGTAGAAGCATAGACAGGAGTTCCAGCAGCGGCGGTAGTTGCGTTAGATACATAAACGCTTACATCGGACAATGTAGCGCCGCTTTCACCAGTAATCGCGCTCAAGTAATCAATAGTGATATCTTGAATTGTGCAACCGGTAGGTAAATAGAAAATTACGCCACGATATACCTGTGTACTTACGTCCGTTGGGGGCGTTGTAGTAGTAGCAGGATATGCAGTAGATGGGGTGTACAGTTGTCCCGCTGTGTTGGGGACACCATTAGCGAAAGCGTACTGCCCTGAAGTACCGGAATAACCGGCTGTACCAGAGGTAGTAACGGAAAGATCAATGTAGGCGTCTTGAACTAACTCAGCGTAACCAACGTTACGTAAAGAGCCAAAACGGTTATCGCCCGATAGGATTGGGCCTTCAAATGTGGAACGTGCCATGACAAAAGTCCTTATGCAAAAGTGCTTTTACCGATCGTTGCATCGTCTGCTGGGGCAGTGGTGGTAAAAGCGGATCACCCAGATGTTTGGAATATACACTATTTTCAAAAGATGTCAACGCCATATTTATGTCACGGTAATTGAAAATAATATGACCATGCCATACAAAGTCCGCCTCGTAAATCATCAAGACCCCAAGTGGCGGGCTATCCTCAAATCATTGCAAAAAGAATGCTTACCCGGAGATACTGTTTATGCGCCCAACAACGGATACTGGCACTTGGCTTTTGGACCAGATATGGTACCGGTTGGTTTCTCCGGTCTTGTTCCTTCTCAGCGCTGGAGTGATTGCATGTATCTGTGCCGTTCAGGTGTGCTACCTAGTCATCGTGGACAAGGACTGCAGAAACGACTTATTAGAGCCCGTATACAAGTGGCTAAGGAAAGAGGTATGAATTGGTTAGTGACAGACACACACTCCAATCCAGCATCAGCAAATAGCCTAATTGCATGTGGTTTTAAAATGTTTGACCCAACAGAACCGTGGGCTGCCAAGGGTGCGGTCTATTGGCGGCTAAAACTATAACTTCTAGGTTATATATGCAAATTATTGCTTTTAGCTAATACTAGATAATTTTGGATAATTCTGATAATGGCTCATATATAGACCATTAAGCTCTTTAATGACACACTA